CAAGCCTGTAGTGAAACCAGGATCAAAAGACCCTAAAAAGGCAGTTAACTCTAATGCTAAGAAATTGCGTGATCAATTACGCAAATCTGGTAAATCAGAGTTAGCATCTAAATTAATAGAAAATATGATATAGAGGTAAATTATTATGGCAGTTTCAGCAACCAATAGTTATACTGGTGCAGGTATTGCAGAAGATTTCCAGGACATTATCTTTGATATTTCTCCTGAAGAAACACCATTGTTATCAATGGCTAAGAAATCATCAGCAGGCCAAACATACCACCAGTGGCAAACAGATACATTAGCAGCGGCAGGTGCTAATAGACAATTAGAAGGTGACGATGCTTCTTATGCAACATTAGCAGCAACAACAGTATTAGGCAACTATTGCCAAATTTCACGCAAAACAGTGCAAATTTCTAATACATACGATGTTGTTAAAAAGTATGGTCGTAAATCAGAAGTTGCTTACCAGTTAATGAAAGCAGGTAAAGAACTTAAACGTGACATGGAACACGCATTAGTGCGTAACCAAGCATCATCAGCAGGTGGTGCAGGTACAGCTAGATCATCAGCAGGTATCGAATCATGGATCTCAGGCAACAGCGTAAAAGCTACTGCAGCATCTACAGCAACAACACCAGGATTTGCATCAGGTGTAGTTGCTGCTCCTACAGATGGTACAGCAGGTACTTTCGTTGAAGCAGATCTTAAATCAGCATTAGAATTAGCATGGTTAGACGGTGGTGAGCCAACAACTATCCTAATGTCATCTGCAAACAAAAAGCTATTCTCAGCTTTTGCAGGTATCGCTGAAAAACGTCACATGGTAAACGGTACTGATGAAGCTATCATTACTGCAGCAGCTGACGTTTATGTTTCAGACTACGGTAATCACACAGTTAAACTAGACAGATTCATGCGTGATGAAGCAGTGTTATGCTTAGACCCACAATATGTTGGTGTAGCTAACCTACGTCCAATCACAAAAGAAGAACTAGCGAAAACTGGTGACTCTACTAAGTACTTAATGACAGCAGAATACACATTAGTGGTTAATAACCCTGATGCTCATGCTAAAGTACAAGGTGTTGGTGCTTAATCAACATTGATGTTAAAATAGAGGGGTAGGCAACTACCCCTTTATCTATTATGGCTATATTTTTTGACAAAGATCCATTAACAGGAATTACACAATACTACGATTACGATCCTACTAAGGATGAACATCTAATTCATAGTGTGCAAGATCCTACTGCTTTAGTTGAGCAGTTAAAACAAGCTAGAAATAATCCTGATGCTTGGGCAAAAGGAATGAAAGAGTCTTGGGTGCATTACGCAAGTATCCCACCTATTATTGAGATGCAGTTAAAAGCTAAAGGCATTGATATTTACAATAAAGACCAAACAAAAGAATTACTCAAAGAAATAAATACTAACTATCCTTGGCTAAAAACAACAACAAAACATCATGGATAGAGAAGAACTAAAACGAATACAATTAGCAATACATGATTTAATTAATCATGAAGATTACACTAACGCATTACCGCTAATAAATACTGTGTTAGAACATTATCCTGACGATGATGCAACTCTGAACTTTATGGGTTACATTCATTTAATGGGTGAACAACCTGCATTAGCATATCAATACTTCAGACGTGCATTACAAGAGAGTCCAGGTAACAAGGCATTATGGACTTCACTAGGTCGTGCTTGTCATGAAATGGATATGTTTGAAGATGCAATTAAATACTTCTTAAAATCTGCTGAATTAGATAATAGCTATTCACTAGCATATAGCAATGCAGCTGCAAGCTTTATACAAATATCAGAATGGAAAAATGCAGAAGAAGTATGTAATATAGCATTAGAAGCTAACCCTGAAGATCAAAATGCTCAGATGAATCTTGCTCATGCTTACTTAGCACAAGGTAAGTGGAAAGAAGGATGGCAAGCTTGGGGTAAATCACTCAATAGCAAATTTAGAAAAGAGTGGAATTACAAAGACGAGTCAAGATGGGAAGGCCAAACAGGAAAGGATATTGTCATCTATGGAGAACAAGGACTCGGTGATGAGATTTTTTATGGGAGTTGTATCCCTGCTGCTATCGATTGTAGCAATTCAGTTATTATTGATTGTGATCCTAAGTTAGAAGGATTATTTGCAAGAAGCTTTCCAAAAGCTAAAGTATTTGGAACTAGACAATCAGATAGTGTAGATTGGATCAATGATGTCAATATTGATCATCGTTGTGCTATTGGCGGACTACCAGAATTCTTTAGATTAGACAGTAAAGAGTTTCCAAGAGAACCATATTTAGTTGCAGACCCTGAAAGAAGAAAAATGTGGAGAGCATTGTTTGACTCTTGGGGTAAAAAAGTTATAGGTATTACAACTCACGGTGGTGGTAAAAGAACAAATCAAAAAGGTCGTGAATTAACACAAGACGATTTAGAATCATTACTAAAACGTGATGATATTATATTAGTGTCACTAGATTACAAAGATAAGCAAATAGAAGGTGTAAAATACTTTCCATTTGCTACACAATCAAATGATTATGATGATACAGCTGCATTAATAGCAGAATTAGATGCTGTTATTGGTGTCAATACGACTGCACAGCACTGTTCAGCAGCTTTAGGGGTCAAGACTATCTGTTTAGTACCAAAACATCACCAATGGCGTTATGCACAGCCTAGTATGCCTTGGTATAGACACATGACACTCAAGTATCAAGAGAATAAAACATGGAAAGAAGTCATTGAGTCAGTTAATATCTGAAGAATACAGGGAAATGCAGGCTAAACTGCATGAGAACCCTAATTATGGTATTGCATCTACTTACTTTGCACCTATTGTGGATGATATTATTCAACAATTCAAAGTCACTGACTTATTAGACTATGGTGCAGGCAAATTAAGGTTACGAGATAGTATAAAAAGTGAAGTAAACTACACTGCATACGAACCTAGTAATCCTGATTATGATGAATCACCTGAACCAACAGAATTTGTAACTTGTATAGACGTTCTTGAGCATATAGAACCTGAGTTATTAGATAATGTATTAGACGACTTACAACGAGTCGTTATTAAATATGGCCTATTTACTATTCATACAGGCCCAGCAGTAAAAACACTTCCAGATGGCAGAAATGCACATCTTATACAACAACCATATACCTGGTGGCAACCTAAAGTCAAAGAAAGATTTGAGATCGTTAGGGAAGTTGCTATGGATAATGGTTATCTTGTATTCGTCAAACACAAATAAGGACAATAAATGGCATTTACGAACTATACAGCGTTTGTGACTGTAGTGGAGAACTATTTAGCTAGAGATGATTTAGGTACAGTCATTCCTGACTTTATAGAATTAGCACAAGAAAGATTATCTCGTGAATTACGAGTGCAAGAAATGTTAAAAGTATCTACTGCATCTACAACATCAGGTGATAAAAATATTGCATTTCCTAGTGACTTTTTAGAGCTAAGAGAAATACATATTGACGGCACACCAGTGTACACATTAGAATATCAAACACCAGACAAATTTTTTAGAAATGAAAAAACACATTTATCTGGCGTACCAACACATTTTACTATGTTAGGTGCTGAATTTCAATTTGCACCAGTTCCTGATGGAACACAAACAGTACAAATACTCTATTATGCTAAACCTGACTTTATAAGCACATCACAAGCAAGTAATATTTATTTAGCATATTTCCCTGATGCTTTATTATATGCCACTCTAGCAGAAGCAGAACCATATTTGATGAATGATGAAAGAATCGCAATATGGGCCTCTATGTATGACAGAGCCATTGCAAATATTAAAGAAAATGACAAGGGAGCAACATTCTCTAGTGCAACATTAAACGTAACAACTTCATAAGGAACTATTATGGCAGAATTTAGTAATTTTTTAGAGAACGCATTAATTAATGCTACTTTAAGAGCAACGACATATACATCACCAGCAACAGTATATGTATCTTTATATACAAGTGATCCAACAGATGCTGACTCAGGAACAGAAGTATCAGGTGGTTCATACGCTAGAACATCAGCAGCATTTGATGCACCAAGTAATGGTGTAACACAAAACACATCTGATGTTACCTTTCCAACAGCTACTGCTTCATGGGGAACAGTTACTCATGTGGCTATTCATGATGCTGCTTCTGCTGGTAATATGTTATTCCACACACCTTTAGATACAAACAAAACGATTGATTCTGGTGATATATTTAAAATCACAGCAGGCAACTTAACAGTTACATTAGCTTAAGGATAAACAATGGCACTTATCGTAAAAGATAGAGTCCAAGAAACTACTACCACAACTGGCACAGGCACAGTTACACTTGCAGGTGCAGTTACAGGTTTTCAAGACTTTTCAGTAATAGGTGATGGTAATACAACTTACTACGCTATTACATCAGGAAACGATTGGGAAGTAGGTCTAGGAACTTATACAGCATCAGGCACAACTTTGTCTCGTGACACTATATTAGAATCATCTAATGCTGGTAGTGCTATTAATTTATCAGGCACATCTAATGTATTCTGTACATATCCTGCTGAAAAATCTGTTGCACAAGATGCACAAGGTGCAGGCGTAGCACCTCATCTACAAGCATCAGATGGTATGATTTGTCATAATGCAACTATCAGTTCTAATTTCTCTATACCAGCAGGTCATAATGCTTTATCTGTTGGCACAATAACAGTTGCTAGTGGTGTAACAGTAACAGTCCCTAGTGGTCAAAGGTGGTTAATACTATGAGTTCAACAATTAATGCAGATACTACAGACGGAGTATTAATTACATCTGATTTAAGTGGTGAAATAAATTTACAATCTAACGGAACAACTATTGCAAGTGTAACAAGTTCTGGCATGAGTGTTGCTGGTACTGGTTCATTAACAATTCCATCTGGAACTACTGCTCAAAGACCAGCTACTGCATCACAAGGTATGCTTCGCTATAATACTACTGAATCAGAATTTGAAATTTACAATGGTTCAGGTTGGAATAAAGTTACATCAGGCTCATATCCATACACAATAGATTATCTTATTATTGCTGGTGGTGGTGGAGCAGACAATGATTCTTCTGGCGGAGGTGGAGCAGGTGGTTATCGCAACTCTTACAATTCAGAAAGTTCTGGTGGAGGTGCATCTGCTGAAACATCAATAACTACACAAGGTGGTGTAGTTTATACAGTTACTGTAGGTGCTGGTGGTGCTTATTCTGCCAATGGTTCTAATTCATCTTTAGCATCATCTGAAATAACAACAAAAACTTCAACAGGTGGCGGTAGAGGTGGCGGTAATGTTTCTGGTTATGATGGTGGTTCTGGTGGTTCAGGTGGTGGAGCAGGTGGTGGTTATAC